CAAAAGGGAAAGGGCAAGGGCTAGGTCCTACTTGTTGAAATGATGGGGTTAAAAAACCCGGAGTTTCCATTACAATAGGAATATTTCCTGTAGCGGGGTTATAGTTACTAAATAAAAGTAAGATTAAAACGACTAATGCTAATATAATGAGAATATTGTATGTATTCATTATATTATTGATTTAGAAATTAAAAGAAGAATCTTCGACCTCTTCTTCTCCAACGTCGGCGGCGTCCTCCTGGTCTTGGTCCGCGCCACATTGGTCCTTGTCCAAAATTATATCCAAAATAAGGAGTTCGTAATAAAACAACATTATCAGATTGTGTTGTTTGTTGTTGCTGTTGTTGTGACATTTGTAAAAGCATGTATACAATAACTAAAATTAATATTACCATAACGACTTGTTCTAATTCCATATAGTATATCTTTTTATAATAATTTTCTTTGTGAAAATAATCATAAAATTTTATAAATTATATGATTTTTATTAAATTAATATATTAAAATCAAAATTTGACACCATAAATGGTAACAAAAATGAAATTAATTGGAATATGCAAGCCCGCCCATACCACTCATGACACGAAGGACATTGTAGTTGGTAGCGTACACACGGACCTTAGCGGTCTCGTCACCACCGATGGCGTTGGTGGAAAGGACAAGCTGAAGAGTAGCGTTGTCAATACGAGAGAAATTGCAAGTTCCAGATGGCTGGTGCTCCTCAGGGCGAAGTGCGAATGAGTAGACGTTGATACCAGTGTCTGGGTTACGTGTGTGGTGCTGGTATGGCTGAACAAGGTCGAAGTAGGTACCTTCACGCTCACTGAAGCGGTCCTGTCCGTTAAGCTGGAGCTTAGCGGTAACGACTGGGTTCTGTCCCCAGCAGTGCATGTTAAGTGCGGTCTCAGCAAGCACGAATGCTCCAGCATCAGATACACCGGAATCACCAACATCAGAGATTGGGAAAGGTGCGGAAAGAGCAGGGGTGGAGCAGGTTGTGTCGATGATTTCTCCCCACTGGGAACCAGCGGCTAATCCATCAGCGCCTGGGTCTTGGAAAAGACCACGGGAGCTAATGAAAGAACCGTTGCTGCCTGCGGCACTTCCGGCAAGCTGGTTAAATCCAGAGAAAGCACTGAATGATGGCACAAGGGCATCAATAGCATCAGTGTAGTTGAATGGCTGGGCACCAAGTGCGGCATTCAAGTCACGGTTCAAAAGGAATGACTGGCAGTAGTCAACATTCTTGTCAGGCTGGACAACGAAAACAAGCTCCTTACAAGGGTGATTGAAGTTAAGCTTGATTTTGTTACTTGAAGAACCAACAGACTCATCACCGGTGAACTGAAGCTGCTCAATCAAGTACTCGTGTGGGTTCTGTGCCATGCGTCTACGCTCATCGGTATCAAGGAAGACGTAATCGACGTAAAGGGAAGCAGCAACCAAAGATTTTTGGTATGCGGCTCCATCCTTAACAGAGGCACCATCCGAGACACTAGGGGACTGGATGTTTGGGTTACCTGCGGTAAGGTCAGTGACTGCGAAAAGAACCTCATCAGAAGGGCGAAGCTCAAGGTTGATCTTGACTTCGTGGTACTGAAGGGCAATCAAAGGCAAAGCAAGGCCAGGGTTGCGGCAGAACCAGAACTGAAGAGGAATGTAAAGTGTAGTCTCAGGAAGAGCGTTACGTGGGGCGCATACTGCGGCTGGGACATCAGCTGCGGCACATGCGCTGTCAACATCAGCGAATGAAGGATCAATCAAGTAGGTAAGCTGTGTAGTCTGGCCAACCATCTTGTTGTATCCGCGCTCCTGCTCAGCGGTAAGGGTAAGCTGGTTCCAGATGTGCATCCAGTCTCCGTACTGTCTGTCGATGCGCTGGCCACCAATCTCAACCTCAACCATAGAGATAAGCTGCTCACCAGGGTAGTCTAACCAACGAGCGTAAGTCTTCTCGCATGGCTTAGCATCTACACCACAGCAGCCCTCCTGGCCAATCTCTGGGAGAGTGACCTGAAGGTAGGTGCGGTAGGCAAGATCACCATTTCTGGAGATAGTGCACTGAACACGGCGTCCAAAATCAGCCTGTCCGTTGAAAGTTTGTTCAATAGATTCCATAGCAAAGTTAGTGTGTCTGCGGTAGGTCACTTTCCAGAAAGTGATCTGTGGGTTACCTGTAAGGTAAACGTCTTGTGCGCCATAGGCTACGAGCTGCATTAATCCACCTCCCATTTTGTTATACTATTGCTAAAGAAAAAAAAATTTTGATTTAACGTTTAATTAATTATAAAATTATGCTTTCGACCAGAAAAAATAATTTTAAAAACGGCTTTATTTATCATCTTGTTTTATTTGGTTTATAATTTTATTTATATCAAAATTAGTTTCTAAAAATTTCTTTAAATAATTGTCTAAAAACACTTCTTTTTTTCCTTCGTGGTTTTTTGTAAAAATATACATGTCTTTTTTCTTATTTATTTTCCAACCTTCTTCTAAAGCATTGTAAAGAAATGCCATTTTATGTAGTATGATCGGGTCAATAGATAAAGGATTTACGATATCAGATGCGACATTCATTAGATTTTGGAGAGAAAAGTAATATTAAATTTAACTTTATAACAAAATACATAATTAAATAAAAAGCAATTTATTTAATTAATGCCGTCTTTTAAACCTAAGGCTAATAAAAAAATTCTAGTTTCAAAAAAATCAAATGTTACCGTAGATAGCAAACATCAAGAAAAAATGATAGAATTTAAAAAAATTACTGAAGTTATTATTCCAAATTTAATAAAAGAAAAGCGAAAATATAAAAAAAAACTTAAGAATGATAATTTAACTCTTGATAAAAAACTAGAATTAAAAGACAAAATTAAAATCTGTAATAAAAAAATCAAAGAACTTGAAAAAAAGGAAAAAACTTATTTATTAGATAATTCTAAATATGTTTTTGATTATTATGAAAAAAAGAAAGAATTGGCTGATGGTAATGATAGTAAAACAAAGGTACTCCATTCTTTTTTTAGTAAAACGACAGAAACTAGCACTTCTAAAAAAGCAGAAATTAATAATACACAGAAATATCTAACAAATATCGATGAATCTTTTTTAAATATTAATGATTATATTTTACAACATGAAATTTGTGAAAAATGTGGTGGAGAACTCATTCCTGTTGAATCAGAAGGAGTAATGATATGTAAAGAATGTTCAAATCAGGTAAGATTTATTATTGAACACGAAAAACCATCATATAAAGAACCTCCTAAAGAAGTATGCTTTTATGCTTATAAAAGAATTAACCATTTTAGAGAAATTTTGGCTCAATTTCAAGCAAAAGAAACTACACAAATTCCAGATGAAGTATTACAAAATATTAGATTACAAATCAAAAAAGAAAGAATTACATTAAAACAAATGACAAATAAAAAAGCCAAAGATATATTGAAAAAACTTGGTTATAATAAGTATTATGAACATATTCCATTTATTAAAGATAAATTAGGCATAAAACCGCCTATTATGAAACCTCAATTAGAAGAAACACTTTGTTCTCTTTTCATGGATATACAAAAACCTTATGCTAAACATTGTCCAGATGATAGAGTTAATTTTCTTAATTATTATTATGTTTTATATAAGATGTGTGAATTACTGGGAGAAGTCCAGTTTTTAGCGTTTTTTCCAATGTTAAAAGACCCTGTAAAAAGGATTGAACAAGACGATATATGGAAAAAAATATGCAAAGAACTTCATTGGGAATTTATTCCAACAATATAATTCTTATTAAATTAATAAAAATTATATGAAATTAACACTTAGGCACGAGGAAAGCCCACTAGGTTGGCCCCAATACCGAAGCCAGCACCAGAACGGGCACTGACAGCCATGGATGGAACGTAAGTGTCAAGGATGCTGAATGTGGCAGCAGCAGTCAAAGCAATAAGCATAACCTCATCAAGTTTCATTGAGTGCTTAGGAATAGCGTAGGCTGCGATAGCAACCATGATACCTTCAACAACGTATTTAACGATGCGTCTGACGAGTTCGCCAATGTCTAAAACCTGTCCAAGTTGTCCGAGCATTTTATATAATTCATCAAGAAAAAAAAATATATATATCCAAAAAAATAGTTTAAAATAAGAAAGACAGAAATAAACTATAATGGCACAAAAAACTAATTTTGAGAAGCAACTAAATAACGATGGGACCAAAAATCCTAAATATGTTGATTTACTAGAGGAAGATAAGCCAATTGCTGGTCAAAAGTTCGTATGTGTTTCTTTTGTTTCACCAGAGAACATTTTAAAGCAAAAAGAAGTGTTTTACTTTGAACAATTCCTAAAACACTGGGATTTCTCTAAATCAACTCAGAAATTTACACAGTTTCTAAATTTTATGTCTTTTAAATATAATTTGAATTTTGATAAGGTTATGTCCGATTTTCAAGAATACACTAAATCAGAAGCAGATGATTTGGCAAAAACAACAATTGACGACGATTACAAAAACTTCTTAGATGCTAAAGAAGAAGAGCTTGAGCAAGAGTTTTTGGAACGATACAATTTCCAAACTAGCACTAGAGGTATTAAGGTACGAGGGGCTTATCCTACACAACAAGAAGCGGAACTAAGATGTAGAATGCTTAGAGAAGTTGATCCAAATCATGATGTTTATGTAGGTCCGGTTGGATTATGGATGCCATGGAATCCACAAGCGTATAAAACTGGTCGTGTTGAGTATTTGGAAGATGAGCTTAATCAGCTTATGCATGAGAAAAACCAGAATGAGAAAGAAGCAAAGGTTGCTTTTGAGAAACGAGTTAAAGAAGCAAAAAGAGCTGCTATTGAGGAAAATGTTAAGATTGCTAAGGAGAGTGGTAATAAACTCACTCAAAATATCGATTCTGATGGCAATTTGGTTGGAGTGGCTAATATGAATACAACTGAGTCAGGATTGAATAATAATGTTTCTTCGGCGGATATTCGTAAAGAATTGTTTGAGGGTGCTAATATTCGAACAAGGGAAACTGATAAACGAGACAAAGAAAACCAAAAACAAAAAGATTCTATAGCAATGGAAGTTACTGAAAAGAAAGATTAAATATTTTATAAATTGATTTACAAAATTAATTTATATATACAATAAAAGATGACTGACAACTGTAAACCTAACTTTACATTT